TACATAGTGCAGACCTAAAGGCTGCCACTGAGTACCTCCAGTTCCAAGTAAGTTATGCGGTGGTTGACGGATTAGCAGCCGCTCTCAAGTGGACAGAGCGAAAACGTAAAGCAGCGAGAACTCTGGTAGGACCTCAAACGATATCTATCAACGACCGCCTCTTTCCCCGCACGAAGAACGGTGCACTATTAGGTCTGGGAGTCTCATGGACTGTCCTATCTATAGTGAACGCGTACTGTGCTCAATGGGAAGAAGACGGAGTCAATAAGGACAGAACCTTATCGATCTGCGGTGACGATCTCATTGCTCTCTGGGGAACTGAGCGATGGAAGAGTTACCTTCGTATGATGGACATCGTGGGGCTGAAACCGAATCTTCGAAAGTCATTCATTAGTGCACAATCTGGTGTATTCTGCGAAAAGTTTATTGCAAGGGGTCGCGTATCGAGAGACCAGGCGAAAAGCCTGGAGATTCTCGGGATACGCGAGGCATCTGCAATGAAACTTTTAGAGAGGAAACGAGTAGGAGGGCTCTTAGCGGTGAGAGAGAACCTAGTCAAAAGACTCGGCCAACCCCGACCACTAGTGGCTGGACCTCTACGTGACCTACTCCGCTCCACCTTAAGAAAGACAAGACCTGAGGGCTTACCTCTAGGACCCGTTTTTCTCGGAGGAGCCGCAGAAACACCAAGAAGGAATCAAAATGCACAAATGAAGCAACTCATCGACGCGTATGCTAGAAAGGGTCCCGTGGCCACCATTCGATCCGTACAGGATGAAACGTGGCAAAAGATCATGAAGCAGGTCCGAGCGGAGAGCGGCAGGGGAGTAACAGATGGAGTCAAACTGCAGACTGTGGAAGCAAGCTTCCAGGCAGCATACGCAAGACAGGATCTATTAGCTCTCAAGCAACGCCCCGAGGAGAAGACACTCAAAGATCTTAGGAACCAGACCCGAAATAGGCTGAGACTAGGTAGCACGAAACCGCTCTCGCTGAAAGAGCTCGGAAAGGCACTAGTAAGTCAGAGGCTACTATCTAGCAAACAAAAACGTACATTCTTCAATATCACAAAGGGAAGGAAACAGATCCCCGTCAAACGGGTGATCCAGCTCCTAGCAAACCGCCCCCGCCTACAAATAGGCAAAGACGATGTTACCAGGATCGCCAGGGAATACGGGCTCCAACCCCCACTTTTCCAAAGTGGAGTTCGGGCACCCTGGCGTTTCCTCCTGTCAAAACCGACAGATGCAGCTCACACATGAGAC